TTATCTTAAAATTGAAAATATAAAAAACTCATATGGTTTTTTTACTTTATATTCGTGTACTACATTCAAAATATCTTCTTTTTTGTCATGAAACATATCTATATCAAGTCCTTCATTTTTATCAATTAAAAAATATTCATTTTTCTTACAACTAGTAAAATCATCGTTCCCTGGTCTATAAAATGTTGCTCCTGAATCAGAACTGACTCTTCCATAGTAGTATTTTCCTTTTTTCCCTATTTCTAATATTGAACAACCATAATCACTTTCTAAATTATAATCTCTATTTTTCCAATCACGAGAAAATTTATCCCAATAAAATTCTTTGGGGACAAAATAATTGTTTATTAAAATTTTTAATGGTAATAAGATTAAAATTATTAAAATGACTTTTATTATTTTTGAATACATTTCAAATCACCTATTTTTTTTCTTTTTTAAATTATCCTCTACTTCTTTTTTGATTTCATCTAAAGATTTCATAGTTTTTCTTATTATTATTGTTTTTATTCGTGTTTCCATTCCAAATGGCTTTCCACCAGCAAGTTCCTTTCTTGGATTTTTTTGTGATCCTGAAGCAAAAATATTACCTACATCATCAAAAGTATCTCTGTATTGTATCAATACTAAAATATTAACATCATATCCATTTTTAATTTTTTTTATTTCCCCTGAATAACCGCATATGCCCTAAAGCTGTAAATTCTTTATTTGATAAAGTGAAATCTACTATCTTTTTGAATCTTTTCCTTTTTTCATAATTTTGTTTAAAATTACTTTTTTTATTTAAAGAAGTTTTCCAAAAGTTTATAATATTATTTACAATACAAAATGTTTCTATTAAATTTAAATACTATTGATTTCACGCTATCATTTTCAACTATTTACAATACATTATGTTTGTTTTTGTCAATTGCAATAAATACAACACTTCCGTTAGTCGCTTGTGTATTACGTGTATATTACACAAGCGATTTTTAACAATCTGTGAGATGTTTTGCTTTTGTTTATCACAATATTTTGAAAACTCAACGGAGCAAAAAATGAAAGAAATAAAAATCAAAAATTTAAGAAAAATTAAAATTTTAGAACTTAAAGAAATGAAAATTCAGGATCTTAAAGTTCTAAAAGTAAAAATCGAAATTGATAGCAAAGAAAAAGAATAAGAGAATTGTATAATTCTTTACAAACAAAAAAGAGCAGATTTTTAGTCTGCCCTTTATTTTTTATTTATTTTTAATATTCTGAACTTTCTTGGTACACTACATCTGCAATATATGTATCAGCTTCATCATAAACTCTACCATAATCGTCAATTCTTAATTCTATCTCTTTATCCCAAGCATCTTCGCATGCTTTTTTGTCTTTTTCAGACATATATTCTTTCACATTCCAGTAGTTTAATTTTTTCATCATTTTTATTTCCTCCGAGTTTTATTTTCCCTTGTCTTTTTTTAGATTATTTGATATAATCTTTTTAGAGAGAGTTACCGACAAGGTGATAACTCTCCAGAATGTTTTTCTTTAAGCTCTATTTGTCTGTATCAAGTAGAGCTTTTAATTTTTTCACTGCTTCATCTTTATCTTTGCTTGTTTCAACAAGATTGATGATCAGTTTTATCAAAATTTCGTTTTCCTTTGCTGTCATTTCGCTCATTTTTGTCTCCTTTCTGTTCCTTGTCATTAACAATCCCCCCCCTTCCAATATAATTATACCGCATTATTTATAAAAAGTCAACACCTTTTTATAAAATATTTTTATTTTTTCAAATAAATTTCTAGTATATTTTTTATCAGCCTGTTTCTTGTTATTCCCTGCTTTTCCGCCCTTTCCGTGAGTTCAGCCCACATCCACGCAGGCAAAGCCACAGAGATTTTTTTGTTTTCAAATCCAGGCTTTGTTTTTCTTCCAACGTTCCAAGCGGGAGTTTGCCCTTTTTTGACTCCCCTTGCTTTCACTTCCTTCATATTTCCCCTTTCTGAGATAGTAAAAAATGCTCTACTTTTGATATTTAACAAAAACATTTTCCCAAATTTTTTCATTTTCAAAACCAAAAGTTGTTCCTAGATCTATCAAAATCCAGCTTCTTCTTTCATTTGCTAAGAAGAATTTAACAACTTTAGCAGCTGCTTGTCTTTTTATTTTTAAAATTCTTGATACTACACAGCATTTTTCTCTTATCAATTCATCAGCAACTTCTTTTTGAATCGATTTAGCCCATTTTTTTTGTTTTTCAGAACCTTCTAGTTCTGCAAAAACAACATCTTTTTTCTCGAAAGATTTAAAATAGTCCCACGCATATCTTAAACAATCCCCGAAAATCACTTTTTTTCCGCTTTTTACCAAACTTCTGAATCTTTTCCATGCTTTTATAAAAACTTCTCTTTTGCTTAGCATTTTTACCATCTCCTAATCTCTTATCTTCTACATTATTAATATACCATACATTTTATAAAAAGTCAACACCTTTTTACAAAGTATTTTAAAATTTTTACAAAAAAAGGCAGATATTTAAATCTGCCTTCGATGCACATCTAAAATTTTAATTCAGTAAATCATCTACTTTTTCCATCATTCTTGCTTCAAAGTGATCGAAATGAGTTTCAACGCTTCTCTTAGCGACATCGTATAAAACTTTGTCACTTCTTCCTTCTTCTTTTAAATCTTCCAGAAGTTTTGTTATTAAATTCTCCGTGCTCGCCATCTCTTCATCTAGTTCTAGCATTAAACTTTTTAAAAAAACCTTATCTGTCACATTTTTTAGGCTCGCAAAAAAACTATGTTTTTCCTCTTGAACTATTATATTTATCTCTCTTTTTATGATATTCCAGTTCAGTTCAAGATTATTTTCAACAATATATCTAATTATTGATGTCTGCAAATTATTTCTCAAATTTCTAATTTTCGCATCTAATGTCACCTCGAGCGCTTTTCCTCTCAAAGTGTCACTATTTAACTGCTCTTCTAGTTTCGCTAGTACACTGATTACTCTTTCCTGCTGTGCAAATAATTTACTCTGCTGTCTAATAAAAACAGCACAAATTACCACAGCTATTCCAACATCTGTAATATCTTTTAATATATTTCCAGTCAATTTTATGCCTCTTTATAATATGTTCTTTTTATCGTTCTTTTTCTCAAAATCAAATATTTGCTGTATAAACTCTGATGGAATCAGCTTAGTTTTCAATTCTTTAATACAAGATAAAATTGTATCTTCTCCAACTTCTTCGATAAAGTTTGGAATCCATTTTCTATCAATTTCTTTTTCCTTCAAAATGTAGCTTTCTAATTTTTCCCAAAAGTCTTTTGCGATTGCGTCAAATTTTTCTGCTCCTGTTTTTGCCTTATTTACAATTTCATTTTTGTAAATTTTACTCTTTACCATCTCTGTTGCCTTGTTAATTATCCAAATTTTTACCATTTTATCCATTTTTATCACTCCTATTTTGTTATTTTTGTTAAAATCAATTCTAAGCCGCCTAGCAAGCCCTACAATTAATTTTGTCTTGCCAAGCGACCAAATTTATCCAAAAACTTTTTTAACGTTCTCATACGGCTTGTAACAAAGTCTTTTTTTTTAAAAACTACTTAAGTTCAAAATGTGGTGTATCATGCATTTTCCAATTGCCACCCCATTCAACATTTACGTTTTTATTTTTTGCAACAGCCAAGATATGATTTGCTATTAATCTTAATTTCTTATCGTCATATCCTTCATCTGATGTAAATTTTCTATACACGCCACTTTCGATAACTCCGCAAGGGAATATGTCAACTGCATGTCCGTATCCATCAGATTTTATTTGATGGTTTGATTTAAAATTCTTGCCATCACAATTTGTAACTTTCGGTCCAGGTAAAGTTCTACCTTTTTGATACAAAGCAAACTGTTCTTCTGTTGTCCTAGCTCCGTCTGTAATTCTGAAATCAAACGGGCTATTCACAATTGCAACTTTCATAACTTCAACAAGTTTCGGATGTACTTTTTTCATTTTGTCTAAACTTGATTGTGTGAAAGAGTATTTTTTATTTTCTGTTGCTGTATTTTCCTTGTCCCAGTCTTTCAAATATTCCTCCTTTCTTTGAACTCTATTTAGCCAGCCTGCTAAAAAATTTTCTTGTGTTTTATCATCAGCAACTTTGCTTCTGTAATAAATTCTTTGCAAGTTATGATAAACTTCTAAAAATTTTTCAGGATCTACTGTATTCAACGCTTCCAATGTTTTATTTCCAATTATTCCGTCTGCATCAAGATTTACATTAGTAAGTTGATTTATAGCAATCTGTGCATTTTTGATTCCATTTTTGCCACTATTCACAGCCCAGTCGCATATAGATAGTGCTACTTTATCATTTGCAACTTTATCTAGCTTGTTTCCTAAATAATATTTTTTTAGATATATATTTTTTGCAAAATCCATTGTTAAATCTTGCATATCTCCCTTATATCCAAATTCTCTTGCTTCTTCTTCAATTATTCCATATTTTGTTTTTCCACCCTTGTCGTGCTTGTCATCAGAATATCCTCCTTCGACTTTTAATAAATAATCAAATATTTTCTCAAATCTATTCATTCAAATCACTCCTTTTAATTTTGAAAAAAATCTTTTACATTTAAATCTAACATTTGTTCAATAGTGTATCTGCTGATTCCAACTACTGCCATTTGTTCTGCTACATCTGCAATTTCAATAATATCTTGTATTTTTTTAGCTAAATCTTTTAATTCAGTTCTATTTAACTCAATAAACTCAACTAAACCCTTGTCATTTAAAACTTTTACTTTTTCAATCTTATCTTGTTCTAACAATGACATCAACGAAAATTTTAATGCTAATCTATTTCTATTTTCTTCATTGTTCTCGAAAGTGTATTTTTTACCAGCTTTTTCAATTTCAAGTGCTTGATTTAAAAAGTTTAATTTAGCTTCAACTAAATCTTTTGACGCTTTTGTTCTCAATTCTTTTAACTTTTTATTTAGCAAATTGTTATCAACTTTCCAAGCGTGAGAATCTTTATCCCACACACTCCAATCATTTGGTTTTGCAATAGTCACGATTGTTTCGTTTACCTCATCCAAATAACTTCCATCACTTAGAACTGTTTTACCAGCTTTTATTTTTTCAACTTCAGTCATTTCTCTAAGTTCTCCAGTTTTTAAATCAACAACTGGATTTGAAAGTAACGATGTTGAGGATTTCATTGTTTCTTCATTCCAGTCGGGATAAAATAAACTTGGATTTTTTTTAAATTCCTCTGCTGTTGTAACTGTCGGTCGTGCTATGCACTCCATTGTTGCGATTAAATAAATGTAAATTACTGTCATTCTTATCACTCCATTTCTTTATTTTTTATGTTTTTTATTCTGTGCTAACTTTCCAGTTGATTATGAAGTAAAGTAATTAGCAGTTCCTTTTATCTGCCAAAACTCTTTCCCGGAGACTCCCCAAATTGTTATACCTTGCCGAAGAGGAATTAGTCTTGTAGTCCCAGTCAAATTATTGTGCTCAACCGTGATGACAGCAAATTCCATGTCCATATACTCGCTCCTTGGAACGAATTTTTCAGGATACTGGCAAATAACATCGCCATCTTTATAAGACATTCTAGAAACTAAATTTTCTAGATAAACTGAACAATTAACAGCCTTACCTGTTTTCACAAATTTTATATATCCGTTTGGAATATTAATTTTTAAGCTTTCAAATTCAGACAAATTTTCCACTTTGTCTGAAAGTGGTTTATTACTTATCGCTCTAAATTTCCCTGAATCGTTGTATGTCAGACTGTTGTCTTCCATGCATTCATAATAAAATTTTGTAACGTTATCATAATAAAACTTACCTCTAATTTTGTTGCCGATGTTCTGTATGTTTCCGCCGAATTCTAGCCCCAACATTTTCATCTTATCTTTCAATGTTAAAAAATTATCTTCTGCATATTTTTTTGTTATATACGATACAGCTGGGTCGATAGTAGCGGTAATATTTTCCACTTGATCCACGATTATTGTGTCTATATACTCTATTTCAACTACATTGTTTGCTGAAAAAGGTGGCAAATAGTCCGCATTTGCTGAAGTGTTGTAAGCATAAAGTATTTCAACATTATCATTTCCGTGAGCAAATATCCCCAGCTCTCTTATATAAAATCCTGTTGTTACTGATTTGTTTGTCAATAAAGCGTTAATTTCACAAGTTCCATTCCCTTTTGTATCTACATTTAAAAGCTGCAATGTTGTAATTTGATTAACTAACGCTGTCATTTCTCTCTCAGAAGTCGCTGTAGTTCCATCTCCTATCGCCATTTTAGTAAATGTTATTGTTTCTCCCGCTAGTCCTTTTGCTAACAGTTCTCTCCCTTTTTCTGTTAATATAAATCCTTTAAATTTTGCCATGATTCCTCCTATCTTATTTCTCTTAGTATTCTTGTTCTATGCACTGTTCCAAAATTTGCTTTTAATAAATCATTTGGAATATTTATATCAGTTGAAGCTAAATAATATTTTATTTTGCTTCTCCTTACAAAACCATAACTAATTTTTCTTTCTTTTTTTCTTAAAAATCTTATTCCATCAAGCCAGGAACGGATATTTTTATATTGTTCTACCACTTCTAATATTTTTTTATACTCTTTATCATTTGACATTCCACCATCTGTGCTAAGTTTAAAATAACCTGCCTTTCCTCCATATTTAAACCATTCTGTTATTCCAACTTTTCCGTCAAATAATATTTCGCATATTTCTTTCGTTCCACCTACAGTTCCTTTGTTAAAATGCGAAAAAACCGCTCTTTTAATCAATTTAACCTTTGTTTCTTTTGAAATATTTGCGTCAATGTAATCAACATGATATTCCCACATCAAAAAATCTAATTCTACATCATTTAACTCTGATAATTCCAAGAAAAATTTTCTTTTAATCGCATCATGCTTCTTTTTGATAGCAAAATTTATAGATTCATAAATCCAAAGTGTTGTTTTATCATTCAAAGTTGACTTTGCTGCTATATCTGTTAAGTTCAAATTGTCAATAGTTATCATATATTTTCAACTCCTAAGGGCTGCCTTTCCGCACTGTTATGTATGCTCATTCGCAGAATGTCTGCGGCTGTATTAGCTTTGTTTATCCCGTTACTTTTTCGTAAATTTGCACCTATGAATAAAGAATTGACCAAATTTTACGAGCAGAAAGCAAGTGAGTTGCGCACCTCTGTAAGCCGCTTGCGCCAGAAAAGTAGGGGCTTTGTAGCGGCAGAAGTGGGTACATTCCTCGTCGCAATGGGCTTCGTAGTGCTCTATACCTTATCAGGTAATGCCGCATGGCTACTCTTGTTTGCAGCGTTATCAGTGGTTCTCTACCTTTATATACGCCATCTTGACGTGAAGAATGACCGTCGGATACGTGCGGATGAGGCGTTGTTGATGGTTTATGAGCAGGAACTTGATTATCAGAAAGGCGACTTCGGAGGCTTTGATGCTGGTGAAAGATACGTCAATCCGCAGCATGCTTACACGTACGACCTTGATGTTTTCGGTCGGGGATCACTGTTCCAGCGACTGAATCGTACCGTATCAACTGGTGGAAGCAACCAGTTGGCTGCCTGTTTATCAATGGAGTGGGGCAACGAAAGGGGGGAAAAAACAGTTGAAAGAATCGTACAACGGCGCGAAAGCATCAAGGAATTAAGCAGGAATGAAGCCTTCCTTTCCCGTTTTAAGTCGTTCGGAACGAAAGAGAAAATCAACACAGAATCCGTCATCCGTGCCTTCGATTCATTGCAAACGCTGTCTGTTTCAAGCCTTTTCTCTGCCCGTTGGTTTCGTTTCCTGTGCTATGCTGACCTCTTAGGCTTCTATCTTTCCATCGTTTTCTCCGCTCTCGATAAGGCACCCGGACTACTTCCCGTGTGGTGGGGAATGTTCAATTTCCTGTTAGCCATGCTCAGTTCGCATAAGTATATCAGCCGAATTAACGAACTCATAACCAAGGTTCATCATCAGGTGAGTGGCTATTTGCAGGTGATGAGGCTAATCAATCAAACCGATTTCAAGGCTTCGGAGCTGCAGGAACTAAAGCAGAAACTGTCGGGAGGAGAGGAGTCTCTGGAAGAATTGGACCGTATTCTGCAGAAGATTGACAACCGAAGCAATGAGATTGGCGTCTTCCTTTTCAACAGTTTCTCACTGATTGACATCACAATCGTCCGTCTGTTTAGTCGCTGGCAAAGAAACTATCATCAGTTTACAGACCAATGGATAGCCACATTAAACCTCTTTGATGCACTGGTTTCGATGGGCAATTTCCGCCTGAATGAGCATCGGGCAGTCGACGCTGAAGTGTGTGATGAGGAAAAAGTAGTCTATGAAGCCGAAGGATTATACCATCCTTTCCTTGGAGAAAAAGCCGTTGCAAACGATTTTCAGATAGACAATCATGAGTATTACATCATAACCGGAGCCAATATGGCAGGTAAAAGTACCTTCCTTCGTTCCTTGGGAATCAATTATCTCTTGGCTATGAACGGTCTGCCAGTATTTGCTTTCCGCCTGAAAATATCTGTCTTCCATCTTTTTACCAGTATGCGTACGACGGATGATCTGACGCACGGAATATCCTATTTCAATGCAGAATTGCAACGGTTGAAGCAGCTCTTAGGCTCACTTCGTCAGGATGTTCCGAGTCTGATCATTCTAGATGAGATACTGAAAGGCACTAACTCTTTGGATAAACTCAATGGCTCTCGCCTCTTCTTGGAGCATATTTCGGGGCTGAACGTTACGGGAGTTATAGCCACACATGACTTGGAACTGTCGAAGATGGAGGACGAAAAGCCCCAACTCTTCCATAACTATTGCTTTGAAATAGAGTTGGGGACATCAATAACTTACTCTTATAAGATTACGAAAGGTGTAGCACGTAATCAGAATGCTACGTATCTGCTGAAGGAAATCTTATAGACTTTGTGGCTGATAGCACTATTCGGAGAGGATGAACTTGTCCACAACATGGGCAATTCCATCCTCTTCATTGGATAAAGTGACGTAGTCAGCCTGAGCTTTTATATCATCTGCTGCATTCGACATAGCCACTCCAAGGCCAGAAAAGTTTATCATGCTGAGGTCATTATATCCATCTCCGCATGCAATAACTTCCTCCTTTGTGATGCCAAGTGTGGTAATAAGACGGTCGAGAGAGCGTGCCTTGTCGATACCGCGTGGCAC